ACAACATCGCCTAAATGGTAGACCTTGTCAGTGGGCTTTACCCGTTCGTTCCACGCCTTAACCATTGCTTCGTCCATTTCCTCAGGTGAGTCCCATGGACGAAGTTTTGTAACACCATCGTTACGTGTGAAGCGACATACACCTGTGTGTCCAAAGTGCGTGTCGCTTACTAAGAATACACTTGGCATATTCGCCTCCTTTCTTTAATAAACTTCTTTGATAATATTGTACTCTGTGGCTGGCCATTTGGCCTTGAATTCTTCCGACTTAACATAATCGTTATAGCCTTTAGCATCAAAAAACATCTTGCTAAACTCTGTTTTCATTGAATCCTTTTTGGTTATCGTTAGATAAACCGATTTCGCTTTGCCAGCCATTGAGTACCTTTCTTGTTTAAGTAATTATTATACTACTTATTCCGCAATCAGTCAACCGACTTAAATGTTCGCCAATCGTCAATGTTAGGCTTTTCATCTGGGTCGTATGTCCAGCCTAGTACTTTCATCATGCGATGCTTGACCAACAAGTTGGGGCTACGGAAACGTTCTGTGTCGTCAAAGCCCATCATGACTCCTACTTCACAAACTGCACCCGAGCGACAAATGCCAGCAAAACAATGCACAACCACATTCATACGATTGTCTAGTGCGTGTTGTAGCAGTCGTACAAGCTCTGCGGCCTGCTCGTGACTGCACTTCATGGCTTCTTCCAGCACTTCATCCTTTTCTTCCACATCCAAAAATTCAAAGTTGTGACGCTCTTTGAATTGGTGCTTGGCTTCGGGACGCCAGCTGGCAGGATCGACTATACTGATCAGCATACTATTAGGGCCAGCATCGTGATGAAACCCAATTGGAATATCACTTGCGGCTACGTTTTCAATCCAAGGCATTTTCTTCTTCCTTTACAGGTTGGTCAGGAATGTTGGTTGTATCGCCGTCATTGGCAAACACAAAGCCTAGTCCTAACAATGTTTCCATTTCAAATTGTGAACAATTACCACGGAAGATAAAAATTCTACGAGTTAAATTATCCTTGGCATAGTAAATTCTATAACTTACACGATCAACATTAAATTTGTCGGCCAACATTGACACAGTAACTTCGTCACCCCAATCTTCGGAGATTGATGATCTAGTTTGCTCATAGTAAAAATCTTTCATTATACCCTCCAAATTTCTGTAAAGCCTTCTTCTAAAGTTGGCATTACAAAGTTATCAATCATTCCTTGAACAACTGCCCACGGAACTTCTTTTCCCGGACGACTTGCTAGGCGAGCTTTAAGCACATCTAGATCCGGTGTTGTAAACACTATGGCAATATGCTCATAGTTCGTAGACGGTGGTAGAGCATTAAACTTGCGAGCACGACTGGCAATGGTTGTACTGGTTTGATCCCAAACGATATCCAATTGCAAGGCCGCGGCCATGTTTACATTTACCATCATCTGCTGGACAGCAGTGGGCATGTATTCTGTAAACACTTCACTGTATGTCTTACCCTGATCCTTTGCATATCCTTCAACGTGCTGATCAGTACTAACATACTTGTGATCCTTCTTGTCCTCACCTAGCCATAGTTGGTTTTTATACCAAGTACTTTTGCCAGCACCTGGCACTCCAATCAATTGATAACACTTAGGCATTAATGCACCAATTCCTTTACTTCTACTTCACATTCGATTACCCAATTTTTAAATTCGGTAAACTTGTTTACTTCTACACCAAGCCCGACTGCTTCGTTTACAAAATGCTGTAACAGCGTATTGTACAAATGATCGGGCATAGTGTCTTTATCAAATTTAATCTTCATACTCGTTCTTTCTTTACACGGCCAATGCGGCTGGCCTTGTTCCAATCGTATGCGATACCGTCCGGGCATACACCGTTCTTAACGCTGTCTACACCAAACATACCTACAACTTCAAAGTCTTCGCCTTTGATAGTTACAAACGCATCGATAGTCTTGGCATAGGCCATTGCTTCGTTCAAAGTGATGAATCGTTCTAATTCAACACTACCAAATATTACACTATACATTTTTCTCTCTCCTTACATTAAACCAACTAACCGAAAATATTCATCATGCGGCACAAAGAAATCCGTTTTCGGATCCCAGTATTTGCCTTCTTGTGGATCGTAGTACAAAATACGTCCGTTAAAATAAAACGGGCCTTCCATTTTGGGCAACGGGCCGTAGCCTTGCATGATATCCTCTGTTCTTCCCAAAACTTTAAAACCCATTTCGCGCTCCTTTTTTGCTAGTATGCGTATATTATACAGTCAAAACAAAGCCCTGTCAAGCAGGGCGTTGTTGTTCTTTTACAACAGTTTATCGCAAAAATGGCAGGAACAAACGGCAAGGATCAAACTCCCACCACTTGCCACTTACACCTACTCCAAAATCGTATGCGCCCGGAGCATAGTGATGATTGTTATGCCAGCCTTGTCCCCACGCAAGAAACCCCAGCACAAGATTATTTTGGCTATTATCTTTAGTATCAAAGTTTCTATAGCCAATTACACCCTTTAAGTGTCCTAGCACATTAATCATATTGTCTTGGCACAGGCTTAATCCAGTTACCAAAAAGAATCCGCAAAATGCCAAGCGCCAATCGATTAAGCATACAAGCAACGGTACTAACCAAAGTATAGTCAGTTGGTGTTTGTGGAACCAAATGTGATTTGGTTTACGTAACAAGTCTACCGCATACTTAACATTGATAATCATGTTGTTTTCTGTAACTTGTCGGTACCATCCTACAAACGCATTAAACACTCCATGCACTACAGGGCTGTGTATATCTCGCTCAGTATCTGCATACGGATGATGATATCCTCTATGTAATGCAGTCCACACTATACTAGATCCTTGTCCAGCAAAACTGGCAAAGAACAAAATAATGTTTTCCTTCCATGTAGGTAGCTTGTGTGTTTTATGACTAAACACTCTGTGATAGCCTACTGCTACACCTAGCCCGCAGACCAAACACCACATGATAAATGTGGCTATCAAATAGTATAGAGGAATAATGCCCACAGCCAACATATAAATGGTAGACAAGGCTAATGGGATTATAGGTACCCAAACAAACCAAATAGCTTTAGAGATATTTTTAAACATGCTCTATTTATTAGTGTGTTCTGCTACGTATTGTAAAGTGTGATTTACCAAGTGTTGGCCTATTGGTTTAAAATTCTTGTATATACTAGGCCAGTTGCCGCCCATAGACTTGCCTGTACTAAACCAATCGTAAATTGCTCGATTGTATTCGTTACAGGTAATCCATACTCGTTCAAATTGTTTTGTTTCTTTAATTATACTGGGCAGTATTTCCTTGCCCACAACATAGGTAGCTCTGTAGTTTGGAGCCACTAGCATACGAGTTAATGCCAACGCTGTGTTGTTATTGTATGGATGCCAGCCTGCACTGGCTACAAATTTATTTGTGTCATCTGTAAGCACATAATAACGTCCGTATGTGTATCTGCCAGCGGCTAGATTATTGAATAAGTTTGCCGGATTATCCTTGTACTCATAAAGATAATTTGGCAACAACTCTTCTTTATCAAACATATCAGCTGTTATACTGTTACGTAGCAAATCAACAGTTGATGCATTATTAAGGTTAGTTAGTGAATATAGATTCATCCAATATTTAACCTACAAAAAAAGAAGTGCTATATTTCTACAGCACTTCTCAAACTAGCTTTACTCAAAAAGCGTCGTAGTAGTGAAAGCTCTTTTCTTTCACTTTGGTAAGTGTAAGAGCATGACCGTCCTTATTGGCAAAAATGAATGTGCCTGTATGCGGATCAATCTTTTGGATTTCAGCAGGAGTAAAGTTGGCTTCCTTCCAATCCCAATCAGCATCCTCATCATTTTCGTCTTTGTCAGTCCATGGAAGGCCTGCATCAGATACCTTGAATGACAAGTTGATTTTGGTTTGCAGTGGGTTGCCCTTCCATTCACGTGACTCCAAATGCTCCTGTTCAATAGGAACTCCACGCACAGTCAGCAAGGTGTTGTAGCGATTGCCTTCGTCAAACTCTGGCTTGGCATTCAACATCTTCAATGCTTCTTCTGGAGATTCATTGTAACGGTTCATTTCTTCAACAAGTGCCTTCAGCATGTCAAAGTTGAATTGATTGAACAACATGGCAATTGAACAAATTTTATCAATGTGTTCTTTGGCCGTCAAGTTGTCCTCGCAGTACTCGATAATAAAGTCCTGCGTCAAACCAGTATAGTCCAACATGTAGTAGATACGTCCCGGACGATTGCGCATATGACTGTCCACCCGCCACTTGTCATTACAGGTAATCACAAACATCTTCTTGCTGGGGAATACACCATCCAACAGAGTCAACATGGACTCCTGGTCGTCTTTGTCGTATACCTTTTCAAACTCATCAAACAGCACAACACATGGTTGCTCAATGGCTTGGATTAGTGCATTGAACTTGTCGCCCGTCCATGGATGATTGATCACAATGGTAGGGTGGCCATTCTTCGCCGCATGAATTGACAGGGCTTTGGCCAGCAAACTTTTACCACTGCCCTTCTCGCCAGTAAGCATCACACCGGTGCTGGCGGCACGATCCATGAATGTGTTAAAGATACGTGTGGTGTTCCTGTCCAAGTCACCATAACGCTTGCCTTTGATTTCAAATGAATCGATTTGTTCAAGATACAACTCACCACTCATGGGATTTTCTTTGATGGTAAAGTTGGCCGCTGGAAGTGCTTCATGCAGATCCATTGCCTCTTTTGAGGTTACACGGAAGGAAATGCCTGACTTCAAAAAATATGCCATGATATGCTCTTTTAGTTTATCTACGTTTATAAATTAGTTGCAGGGTTTCCACCTGCTTCCACCTCGCATTAAAGTCTGCGTGTCCAAGACTGTTACTAGTTTGTGTACTATTGCTTGTCCTAAGGATTAGGTACCTACCTTAGCGACTCATACTGAGTTAGTAACCAACTCGCTGCCTCTTAAAGAGCGTAACGATCACTC